GAGGAGACGGTTGTCACTGAGACGCCTGCTCAGGAAGAATCACCCGCTGCCCCGCCAGCGGAGCCGACGGACGCTACCGAAGGACAGCCGCCAACGCCGGGAGGCGTGGGTGCCCCTCCCGTTGTCACCAATGAACCCCAAACCCCCTCCCCCGCCGAGCAGCCAGTATCAGCAGCGGAAGCGCCTGTTGCGACTGAACCTGAAGCCCCTCTTCCAGAAACAGAAAAAGTAGTTGCGCCGAAGGCGGAGCCGGAGCAGGGTGCGGGGATGCCCAAGCCCCTTCCAAAGAGGATCAATATTGCCGGAGCCGAGTTCGACGTTGTAGAAGCTAACGAGGACGGCACGTTGAAAGTTCGTAACGACAACGGCGACGAGTTTGATACCTCCCCAGGGGAGAAATGGACAGAAGTGGTAGCAGAACCTTTTGATTCCGAACTTTCGGCAAAGGAAGTTGTGAAGATGTCCCGAGAGGAATTCATAAAGTGGGAGATTGACAGATCGGTGTTCCGTAAAAAACTGGCAATCAGTAAAGCTGAAGAAGCCATCCGATCTTCTTGGAAGCCCAAAAAACCCCTCCCCGTAGGCGTGAGCAAGGTCGCTGCCTTCATTGCCAAAGGTAGGTATACCAAAGAGGAGCGGGAACTCCTCAGAAATTATGAGGCTGCTCAACGTATGCGTGGAGCGGGAGACGTTCGATACATTGCCGATGTTAAAGGCAAAGTCTGGGACGCCCTCAAAGCCAAAGAAAAATCTGCGCCAGAAGCGCCCCCGACCCAGACAGAAACACAACCCAAACCCGAAGATGCCAGCAAAAACCAAGTCGAAGAAACAGGTGGGACTCCTCCTGTCGAAAGCCAGCCCCCTCAAACCCGCCCAGAAGGCGAAGCTCAAGAAGGAGCTTCACAGCGGGGCCGTGAAGGTGAAGAAGGGGTATTGACGCCAGAGAAAGCCGCTCCTGGGGTTGAACCGGGGGCGGCTGCTGAAGCCCCTCTCCCGCAAACCCAGCAGACACCCGTCGCGCGTCCGTCTGGCGAGCCTTTTGCAGCGCCTACGGCTGAATCCCGTGCGGCTGCTCCTGGGCAGATTGCCACCGCCCGTTCGGTGATTGACGAGGAGCGCAAGCGCCTCGGGCGTCCTCCCGTTGAAGGGCCGATCATGGAGGCCATCAGCGATGAGGCGATCTACGCGCAGGCCAAGGCGGAGTACGACAAAGACCCAAAGGTGGGGGACAGGCTGGTTGATTCCCTCAACGCTCGTCCTCGCGCCGTGGATTCGCTCCAGCAGGCCATCCTCGGTCAGGAACTTGTTCGCAGGCGCAACGCCTTGGACATTGCCTCAGACGCCTACATCGCTGACCCGAAAAACACGCAGCTTGAAGATGCTTTCAATGAAGCATCCGCCAAATACGAAGAAGCCAAGTTCGCCGCTCAATACGGCATCAGCGACGTTGGCCGAACTCTCCGTCTTGCCCGAGTCCTTTTGAATCTCGACTTCTCCAAGGCAGGGCTTATCACCCGTTTCCGGCAGGCGTCGGGAGGAGTTGACCCGAACGCCGAGCAGCTCAAGAAGATCGACGAACTGAGCAACACGATCCTGGAGTCCGAGAAGAAGGTTGAGGAGCTTCGTGCCACCAAGGAGGAAAACGCCCGCCTTCAGGAGCTTCTGGACAACATGGTTCAGGACATGAAGGATCAGGCGATCCGCGAGTTCAACTCCGTGGAAAAGGCCCGCAAGGAGGCCAAGGCAGCTTTCAAGGCAGCACCGAACAAGGTGTCTGCTCTTGACACCCTGGAGGAAAAAATCCGTGCCCGCCGTGCCGAGCGCAAGAAGAAGGTCATGGCCGACCCCTTCCTGCTCAACGCCCTTGCCGACGCGATTGACGACGTGATGCTCGGGGCGATCAAGATTGCCAAGGGCGTCCGCAACGTCGCCAAGTGGATGTCGGAGATGAAGGCGGAGAACCCCGACTACACCGACGAGCAGCTTCAGGAAATCCGCAAGGCGTCCGAGAACTTCTACGAGAACGAGATCAAGCCCGAACTCGGAGCCGAAGCTCCTGCCGCTGAAGTCGTTGAAGAGGAAACCCTTGAGGACGAGGAAGGTGAAGAAGGCAAGGTGTTCGTCACCTTTGACGACGTGACCGGACGTGACATCTACCGCATGGTCAAAGACCGTGTGCAGAAGGGCATGACCGAAATCGGTGAGGTGATGAAGTCCGTCACTGAGGAAATTCAGAAGCAGCTTCCCGATGTCACCGAGCGTCAGGTTCGTGACCGTTTCTCCGGCTACGGCAAGCCGTTGTTCCCCTCACAGGAGGCCAGCGCCAAAAAGGTTCGTGAGCTTCGCACGCTCGCACAATACGCCTCCAAGATCGAGGACGCTCAGAAGAAGATCGCCCCTCTCCGCTCCGGCAAGCAGCGCGACGAAGCGACCGACGCTATTCGTCAGGCTCAGAAGGAACTCTACCGCCTGATGAAGGAGAACGGTCTGGAGATGCCTCCTGGCCCGCGTTCCCTCAAAGGCCCTCTTGACGTTATCAAGCGCAGGCTCAAAAACCGCCGTGATGACCTTCAGCGGCAGATGACCGCAGGTAAACGCGATGTCGTTTCCACGAAGAAGGTTGAGCGTGACGCCGAGGCCAAGGCGCTTGAAGAGGAAATTCGCGCCTTGGACGAAGCTCTTGATGCTCTCGACCCGCCCCTGCCTCCGTCCTATCAGGACAAGGTGAAGGACAGGATGCGTGCGGTGGACAAGGAGATTGTCGAGCTTCGCCGCAAGATAAAGGAACGTGATGTTTCCAAGCAGAAGCCCGACCCGATCATCACGGAGCAGCTTCAGGTCAAGCTGAACGAGCGTGACGCCCTCAAGCAGGCGCTGGACGATCTCCGCATTGAGATTGAAGGCGAGCCGCAGCTCACCCAGGAAGAGATCAACGAACGTGCCGAGCGCGTTCTGGACAGGAACATTGACGCCCTTGAAGCCGAGATTGAAAGGCTCAAAGACCCGAACTACTTCCCGCAGGAGGCACAGAAGGCGGAGGCTACTCCGACCATCATCCGTCTGAGGAAGCAGCAGGAAATCCTGCGTGAAGAGCGCAAGAAACTCAGCGAGGCGCGTTTCGGCAAGAAGGTGAAGTCTGAATCCGAGCGTGTGGACATCGCCATTGCCGCGCTGGAGAAGTCCATCGACAACATCAACCAGAAGATTCTCACGGGCGACCTGTCTCCGACTGCTCGGAAGGGAACTCCTTTGGAGAACGCCAAGATCAAGAACCTGCGTGCCGAGCGCGATTCTCTCAGGTCGGTGATGAACCTGATGCGCAAGGCCAAGGCCGATGCCGCCAAAGACCCTGTTGCGGAGCAGATTCGCCGTGATCGCAAATACCTCCAGTCCCGCATCGAGTATTACGAGAACATCCAGAAGAAGATGGCCGACGGCACCTACAAGCCGAAGGTCAAGGAGCAGCGCAAATACGACGAGTCCCTTGGCAAAGAGCTTCAGAAGCTCGAAGATGCCAAGATGGCCGTTGCCGACATGCTTCTTCAGGAGCGACTCAAAAACAGGTCAACGCTGCGCAAAGCGTTCGACTTCATTGGCGATCTGTTCGGCATACAGCGTGTCCTCACGGCCACGGCGGATATTTCGGCCATCGGCAACCAGGGCAACTTCATCCTGTTCAGCAATCCGAAGATCGCCTTGAAGGCGATTCCAGACATGCTCAGGGCGATGAAAAACCCTGAAGGCGAAAAGGCCGTTCAGGAGCGCATCCGAAACATGCAGGAATACAAGGATGGTGAGCTTAATCGCGTCGGCCTGTATCTTTCCATGGACGCGGGTCCGAACTCCCCGTTGTCCAAGATGGAGGAGCAATACGCCACCCGCCTTGTGAACAAATGGCCGAAAGCCTTTGGCGGCGGCATCGTTCGTGGCTCCGAACGTGCCTACAAGACCTTCCTCGATGTGATCCGTGTCGCGGCTTACAAGTCCATGAAGGAGACGCTTGTCAAAGGCGGCTGGTTCACCCCTCCGCAGGAGGCCACCCAGGAGCGCCTTGAGGATTTGGCGAACCTTGTGAACAACGCCACAGGACGTGGCTCGTTCAAAATGAAGAAGGCTGACCAGCTCCTCAGTCAGGCAGCGCCGTTCCTCAACACGTTTATCTTCGCCCCTCGTTTCGGCCTGAGCCGTTTTGCGATGGCCCTCGGACTTCCTCTCTGGAGGGCATCCCCCGGCACCCGTGCGCTGATCGCCCAAGAATACGCCAAATACGTCATCGGCGTCACGGTAGCCTCCTTGCTGCTGTCGCTGGCGCAGGATGACGAGGACGAACCTATTGTCCCTGATCCGCGTGCCACGGACTTCCTCAAGACTCGTTTCGGTGACTACCGAGTTGACCTTCTTGGTGGTTTCCAGCAGCCGTTCGTGTTCCTCACGCGTTTGCTGACAGGCGAGACGGTTACATCAAAAGGCAAGGTTCGCGCCTTGCGTGAAGGCGACCGTCCGCTCGACCTGTTCAGGGAGCGCCCGTTGAAGCTGAAGCCGAACTACGGCAGCCCAGACGCTTCCTCGGTCGTTGGTGACTTCCTGCGGTTCAAGCTCGCTCCTACCTCGGCGTCCATCCTGAATGCCTTGAGCGGCAAAGACCCTGTTGGCAACAGGACGGACGTGAAGAGCGAGATTCTGAAAGCCCCTGTCCCTCTCGTTGTTGGACAGCTCGTTGAGTCCCTGTCCGCCGAGGACCCTGCGGACGCCGCGCTTCTCTCCACCCTCGGCCTGACAGGTATCCGCACCAGCTATCAGGGCAAGGATGCCGACAAGAACAAGACCGAGTGGGAAAAGATGGTCAAAAAGGTTGAAGAGCTTACAGGTATCAAATGAGACGCATCCGAAACAAACAGCACCCCGTCGGCGGCATGTGGACCTACGTCCAGCCCGAGACGGGCGTGAAGCTGCAAGACTGGAACTGGAACGCCTTCGTGAAGCGCGTGCGCGACCACCGTGAAGCCTGCGGAATCCCGCTCCCTGCGGCCTGGGTGGACGAGCTTGAGGAGGCTGTCATTGCCGCCAACCCCAAGATACCCTACGACGAGGACACCACCCGGTCACGTCGGTTCACGGGCAGCGACATCAAACGCTTCATGGCGACGATGAAAGAGCTGCGCCAGGGGCATGAACTGGTGAGCGAGCAGGAGCACGCCAGGAGGCTCGACATCTGCGCAACCTGTCCCAAGCTGGGGCAGATCAGTTGCGGCGGATGCGGTTGGCTGGCACAGCAGATCACCGAGCTGATGGCTGGCAGGAAGGTTCCCCGTGCCGAGGTCGTCTACCGGAAGTCGTGCCTCGCCTGCGGGTGCGACCTTGCTTCCAAGGCCGCGATCCCGCTCGACGTGCTCAAACGTGTGGACGAGAAGCTGGGGATCACCCCAGACTATGCTCCCGGCTGCTGGATGACGGAATCCTGAGCTTCGCGCTTGATGCCGATTTCAGCCTCAATGTCGTCACCGTTGACAGCGATGGTGAACACCAGCTTGCCGATGCCCGGCAGCGGGTCGAAATTGTTGAGGAGGTCTTGAACCACCTGGACGGTTCTGGCTTCAATCTCTTTGTCCCGGCGAATGCGGGCCTGGACTTTGGGGTTGTCTTTGAGGTCTTTGATGAACGAGTGCATAGTCAGATTTCAATGGGTTTGATGATTCCTTTGCTGTCAACTTCGTAGCCAAGGGAGGACAGCACCTCCCTGACATAGCCAATCGGGCCGATGCGTGCTCCGAAGTGAACGGCCTTCTCCTCAAAGGGCAGGCTGCGAGCCTTGAGTTCGGAGAGCACCATCTTCACCCGGTCGGCTGGATCGGTGAGTCCGGTCATGTCCAGAGGAGGCAGCTTGTGCTTGTATTTCTTGGCCGCAGCCTGCCTCTTGAGCTTGACCGGGTTGGTCTTGGACCCGACCGGCCTGCCCGGCTTCCTCGGCCCTGCTGGCTGCGCCGGGGCAGAAGGAGGTGGCGGGGCGGGACGTGGCACAGGCTGAAGGACGGGAGCGCGGACAACCGGTGCAGGGGGGACGTAGGCAGGTCGTGTCACAGGCACCGGCTGCATCACAGGGGCTGGGCGGATGACAGGGGTGTGAAACACCGGTGCGGGTGTGTTCTCGGCAATAATCAGACGGTGCAGCGTCTCGTCCTTGCAGCCATGAACCAGCAGCGCCTCGACGGGGATTTCACCACCCTTGGCCGTCGGGAAGTCTGGGTGAGGTTCGCAAACCAGCTTTCCGTCCACACCACGCTTGTAATTCACGGTGCACCAGCGGTCGTAAATCAGATGCGTGGAGTGGACGCCCTTCTTGAAGAACTGCCAGCGCAGGTAGATGTCCCACGGGTAGGGGGCATGAACTTTCTCGTTCTCAATGGACAGGTTGCGCATCAGCGGAGCCAGCCCAGGGTTCTTGAGCATGTGCGGCGGGTAGATCGAGACACCCAGGAGCATGTTGTCCCCCTGCTTGGTGTAGATGCTGCCGTCGGGATTCTTGTGGTTGGTGGGACGGACGAACCCGAAATGGGGCATTCCGGCATGCTCGTAAGCCTCCTCCAATTTGTCCGCCCAGCCTTTGACAACCGGGCATGCGTCAATCTCGAGCCAGAGAAAAGGCTCATGCGAGTCCTTCATCTCAAGGTGCTCGACCACCCAGTAGAACATCCTGTTCGGTCCCCTGAACCAGCCATGGGCGAACTCGTTCTCCGTGCTCACCACCTCCACCGAGGCACAGACGCGCCTGAGCACGTCAGCGGCGGCGTTTGCGTCACCCAGCAACGAGGGGGTGGAGGCGATGAGCACGGGCTGCTTCACCTTGCCGAGCAGGCAGACGGCCTGGGTAAGCAGTTTGAGCAGGGGCTTTTCCTTTTCGGAGCCGAAAGGGATGACGATAGTCATTTGCGGAACAAACCTTCAAAAATGTTGTCAGCGGTGGGCGTGGAAGTGGAACGTCCGACCACATCTTGAAGTTTCTTGGCTATTGCCGAGCCGTGGTCATACCCCATGTCAAAAGTCTGATCAAACAGCTTTTTCAAACCAGCAGGTGTCAATGTGACAGGTTCGCTGCCAAGGAACTGAGGGTTTTTGTCAGTGTAGGCTTTCCAGAGTTGGTCTTTGGTCATGGTGCTGTGGCTGTGGCTATTGCTTTGAGGACTCGTTCAAACTGGGCGTCGTGCTTCTCAATGAAGAAGTCAGGCAGGCGCTCGCAGTTGTGGAGGTAGATCAGGTCGCGGGCCTGTGCCGTGCTTATGCGATCCTCACGGGCAAGCATTTGAGACATGGCCGCGATGTCGTTCTGAGGGCGAAACCCTGGATACTGCCACTTCCCAGGAGGACAGACTGACCACGCCTCCTTCTTGTATTTCGGCACGCGCTGGAAGAACTCTGTCTGCTTACCTCCGGCGGCAGGGAGGAAGTCCAGATGCCCGTCGTAGCAGACCTGACCGCCGTTCGGGAAGATGCAGTCGGGGACGCGCAGGTTGCATTCAAGGATACGAGGGTGCTTCAATCCCTCTGCGACAGCATAGGGGCTGGACTGGTTGCCAATGAACAGGTCGGAGCCTGCAATCAGTTCGGCCAGGTCAAGGAAGTCCTTGGTCGGGCGGTGCTCGACGTTGCCAAACGCACGGCAGAAGGCTTCGTGCTCCTCCTTGAGTCCGACGAACAGGAGGGAGTTTCCGTAGTGGGAGACAATGCGCTTCCACGGAAACAGGTTGTTGTGGTATCGTGCGCTGCGGGCGATGACGACACGGCCTTCCGTCTCCTCGCTCTTGTCAACCGTCAGCCACGGCGTGCTCGCCACAGGCTTTTTCAACCCGTAGGTTTTCTGACCGTAGACCGCCTGCGAAGCGGTCAGGTTCTGCTCGGGGCGATACATGCTCCGAAACGTGGAGAAGTCGTAATCAACGCCTTCGCCGTCGTTGGAGACGACCTTGCTGATGTATTTCTGCGCCGCAAACAGGGGAGCGATGACATCATGCCGCGAGCTGATCTTCTTCGTCCAGGGGCGGTCGTATAGCCAAAGCTGCCCTCCTCCGTTCTCACGAATCACGGGAAGCAGGTAGATGATGTCCCCGAAATCGCCGGAGGAACCGAAGGATGTTGACGAGGCTTTTTTCATGCCTTGAAGTAGATGAACGTAACCTGAGCCAGCGCCTTGCCCATCGTTTGATCCAGGCGTTTGTCCCACAGGCGTGTCAGGTCGTAATTGTCCAGTTCCATGCGGGCGTCCTCCAGCGTCAGGCCAACCTCCAGGCCGATTCGGCGCATGTCACGCATCGTGTAAAAGTTGTGGTCGGGACGAACAGGCGGGTCGATCAGGTCGAAGCTGGCCTTGTGGTCGCCGTTGTAACGGCTAGGCCATTGATACCTTTCGTATGCGAGCCAGCTAGGCACGGAGATGGACATATAACCCCCCGTCTTGAGAACCCTCGCCCAGTTTTTGAGCGACGTGGTGACGCACTTCATGTGCTCAAGGCAATGGCTGGACACCACGGCGTCGAAGGACTCGTCCTTCAGGGTTTCAAGATACTGAGCGTCACCGTCCTTCAAGTCCCAGCCCGTCACCACGGCAGGTGGAGGCAGCTTGATCGGATCAGGCCCGCAGCCGATGTCGAGGACATTGCCTCGGAGGAACCTGTAATCACCGTTGCGGAGACGGGCGTTGTGCGACTTGGATTGTTCGTTCATGTTTCCGTATTTAGAAGAGGTTCATGCTGCTGTCAAGACCTTCGCCCCAGGAAACATTCTGCTGCGAATGAAAGCCTTCGCCCGTGACAAACTGCTGGCGGAAATCTGGCTTCTTGGGACGCTCCACCTCGGCGAACCAGTCAAACGCCTCGGCCTTCTTGGGTGCAGGAGCAAGCGCACGGGCTGCGGCGGTGAACTTGAACCGCCTGCGGGCGATCTCAATCAGGCCCACCCAGGAGTCGGCACGGTCAGGGCTGCGTCCGCCCGTCCGCTTCTTCATCTCCGACTTCGGCTCGACGTAGACCTTGTTGCCCAGCTCCTTGTAGGTTCGGTCGCACATCTCGCGCATCGTGGCCGGGTCAAGGCCGCGAATCTGACCGCTGGCGACGAACTCCTTCCCGACATACCAAAGCTCTGAGACACGATTGCCAAACCTGTCTTTGCCCTTTCGTTTGTCCGTGGCACTGACAGGCATGTCGGAGGCGGCTCCGGCGAAGCTGACCAACTGGAAGCCGTGGCCCATCTTCATCGCAAGGATGGTGGCAAAGGGATCACCGCCCCCTGTGGCGTCAACGCCCCTGTCAGGGATGGCGATGCCGCGCCGCTCGCACTCGGCGATGAACAGGTCGGCAAGCTGTTCGTTGCGGTCTTTGGTCTTATGCTGCGCCTCGACCTTCATCATCAGGTCAATCGTCTCTGATTTTTCGAGCACCTGGATGGTTTTGCCGTTGATCTGCGCCTCGCCGATGAATCCGAAGCTGGCCGCAGCGGCGTCACCTCCTTTGGAGAAGGACGGGTCAAGGAAGGCGATGGGTGTCGGCCTGCGAAGCCATGGGGTATCCTTGTGACCGCAGAGACGGCTTACCAGCTCCGGCTCAGAGTAGATGGTGTCAATCGCCCCTGTCGGACAGGGGAAGGATTTGACCATTCGGTAGAACCCTGGCGAGCGCTCACCGAACTTGGCACGGATTTCATCAAGGCCCGTCTGAGTGAGCAGACCTTTGTAAAGCTCCTTGCCAGCAATGACGTTGGGGGACTTCTCACCGTCGAACCTGATGCAGTATCCGCCGATGCGGGTTTTCCACTCCATGCTGTCCTCGGTGATGCTGTCCCATCCGTCCTCGGGTTCGGTGAACAACCCGAACGGATCGAACACCGAGGTAAGGTTTCCCGTGGCGAGCATCTGGAAACCGTCGTTGGACAGGAGGTTCGTGGCCGCGTCGTAGAGCTTATGCGTGAGCAGGGGAAGCTCGTCCGCCACCAGGATCAGCTTGCCAGCCTTGAAACCGATCTTCGTCGAGGCGTCACCGTCGTTGCCCTTACCACCAGCGATGAGGGCAAGGCCCGTAAGGTCGTCGGATTTGCCGTTCAGGGTGCCTGTGATCTTACCCGATGATGACACCAGTTTGCCGGGAAGGCCGCCCATCGGCCCAAAGAAAGCCTCTGCTTCCCCCCAGTATTTCTCAATCACGCCCCAGATACGCATCCTGGATTCCTGGAGCGACGTGGAGGTGACGAGCACTTTGGTGTGTTCAGGGTCAATCAGGAAATTGGCGATCGCCCAGATGGCCCCGAACTGCGACTTGCCGCTGGATGCGTGGCCGGACACACCCAAAAAGCGATGCCCCCTGACGTTGGCGAGGATGCGCTCGGCATAGGGGTTCCAGGTAAATCGGTATCGCGTGTTCGGGTTGTCCCAGATGATTGAGACGAACACCTTGAAATGCTCCTCCCAGGACATGAGCTTGTTCCCTGGTATGGAGGAATAATCCTCGTAGTTTCGGAGAATTTCCCTCTCAATGATGACGTCCGGCTTCGCAGCAACAGGATTGCCCTTCACGTCCAGGATCGGACGGAAGGTAAGGCCGTATTTGACCTTCTTGAACTTTTCAAAAAGCTGCTGTTGCCGGGGGTTCATGCTCAATCGGGGCAAGACGGGTGACGGGTCTTGCCTTCTGGATACTCCAGGGCGAGCAGCAGTTCCAGTTCATGAATCGCCTTGCGGATGTCCTCTGCACCGTTCTTTCGGCGGTGGCGGCAGATGCGCTTCACAACGCAGCCTTCAAGAAAGTTGAGCTTGTTGGCCGTGATGAACTCGACAGGCTGGATGGCGTTGTCCTTGTAGTGGCTGCCGCCTTCCTGGCGGTTAAGGGGAGATGTATTCATGTGGTCAGAACGGTTCATTTTCTTCTCTTTCCTGAAACTTGGCAAACTCTATCTTCGACTTCTTCTTGTGGCACGGGCGGCACAGGAGCTGGAGGTTCCCCGCCTTGTGCTGTTTGCGGTAGAACACCGTGCGGTGGACGAAGCCTACCGTATGGTGGTGGTGCCCCTGGGCTTCAATGCAGTCGAACTCAAGCTCCTTGGTCGAGCCACACTCACGGCAGCATCCGCCAAGTTCAAACGTCAGCTTGAACCGTGCGTTCCTTGCCCAGGTGTAAGGGTGCTGAGGCATGGCTAAATCCAGCTCTCCTCCTCCACAAATTCAATTTTCCTGCCGCTGTCACGGCAGCTTTCCAGAAGCTGCAACGCGGTGAGCAGCCTGTCCTCCGTCGCCCGCTTCTCCTCCACGACGGTCGCCACGGCGTAGTCCACGGTGTCAGGGCACATGATGCGCCACACCTTGACAACGGCGTCCTGCCCCCGGCGTTCCAGCCGTCCGATTGTCTGCTCGTAGTCGTCGCGGGAATAGGTCAGGGACATCCACACCAAGTTGTTTCCTCCTGCCTGGAGGTTGAGGCCGTGGGACATTGACTTGGGGTGGGCCACCAACATCGGAATCTTGCCAGCGTTCCACTCCTCCAACATGTCCTTCTGCGCCTTCAACCCTTTGGCATCCTGGAAGAACTTTGCCTGGGGAAACCTTTCACGGATTCGGGCAAGCTCGTGCTTGAATGCAACGGCCACCAGAAGCGGGCTGTCTGCCTCCTTGGCGATGCGCTCCAACGCCTTGAACTTCAAATCATGCAGTTCGTGATACTTTCCCTCCTCGTCATAGACGCTGCCCGAGGTGAACTGGAGGAGCTTGGACACCAATGCTGCTGCGTTCGCCGCCGTGATGTCCTTGTCCTTGCGAATCTCCAGCACCAGCTCCCGCTCAAACTCACGGTAGCGGTTCGCCAGATCGGCAGGCAGAGGCACATCAACGTCCTCAACAATCGTGTCAGGCAGGTTGAGCCAGTCTTTCGACCGAAGGGTGAGCGTGATGTCGGCGATTCGGTTCTCGATCTTTTCCTGTGATCCAGGAAGCTCCTTCCACTGGTAACCCTGGTATCCCGTCGGACGGAAATAGGTCTGCTTGAACAGGTCGAAAGCACGTCCAAGGCGTTTGCCCCCGTCCACGAAACGCACCTGGGCGAACAGGTCCATCAAGGTGTTGGGTGCAGGTGTGCCCGTCAGCGCCCAGATGCGTGTGTGCTTTTCGTGGGGCATCTCACGACGATAGGCGTTGATCCGTTTGGAGGACGGATTTTTCATCTTGGTGGATTCATCGACAATCACCAAGTCGTAAGGTGCCCCCATGCCAACGTCCTTCCTCCCCTTCAGCAGTTTAATCAGACTTGGGATGGACTCGAAATTCACGACGTAGATGTGGGCCTTGCCCTGGAGGAACGCCCTCTTGCCTCCTTCCGTGCGAAGGTTCGCCACGCGCATCCAGTTGAAGTCATCCCAGCGCTGCACCTCCATCGGCCAGGTCAGGTTGGCGACTCGCGTCGGGGCGATGACGAGGGCACCCTTGGACTCGCCTGACTTCAGCAGGCGCGACAGGGCGTTGAGCGTGGCGCTCGTCTTGCCGATGCCTACGCCGACAAAGCCAAGGGCGTGCGGGTGGTCAAGCAGGTGCCGGGTGAGCAAGTCCTGCGGTTCGGAGGATGGGAACTTCATACGAAGGGTTCTTCCTGCCATGTGTTCAGCCGAACCTTGAGAAGGCAGTCGATGAAATCTTTCGCCCCTTCAACGCTGTCATGCCACTCGGCGAAGCACGACTGATCCGCCAGCTTCTCCAGTTCACGGTTCTGCAACGGTGTAGGCTTGTTGCCTGGACGCTTCACCTCAAGGAAGCCGACGACGCCGTGTGGGGTGACGATGATCCTGTCCGGCACGGCCCGCTGGGCAGGAGACGTGAACTTGTAGCACAGGCATCCCTTGCTCTTGGCGTAGGCGACGATCTTCTTCTCGATGTCCTTCTCCAAGACTTTGATTGCGGCACTCACAGCGGCATCTCCTCCTGTTTTGAGTTTCGGTAGTCAGAGTCCAGAAGATCAAGCCCCAGGACGAACTGGTTGTAGGGCTGCTGGAACGAGGTGACGTAGGTGACTTCAACCTTCATCTCGTTGCCCGTGTATTCTCCCTTGCTTCCGAGGCAGGCAGGACATGGGCCGAATCCGTCAGGGCTTTCTCCACGCCCACGGCAAGGGGAGCATGGGATGAACTCCTGTAAGATGAGGATGTCCCCCTCGGTGAACCTTCCTCGACGGATTTCAAACGGGCGTGCTCCGGCTCGGGTAGCGCGGTAGGGATCAGGGTAGGTCTTGAGCTTGTGTATGTTCATGGGGTATCAAAAATCAAAAGATGTGCAGGGCCTATACCACTCCACGTCGTTGATAAAACAAAAGAAAGGGCCGTGCCCTCCGTATCGAAATTCATGTAGTGCCGGTCCTTCATAAAAAGCCACCATCCCCTTGTCCTTCTTTGATGTTAAAACGACATAGTGTTTGGACATATCGGTCGGTTGTCCTTTTACCCATAATGGGTGGCAGTCGGGCTTTGGTTCAAATGTCACGGAATCACTTCTTGTAGAATTTAACGACATCGCCCTCCGCCTTCAACGGCATTCCTTCCGCCCACTCGGGCAGCTTGGTGAGCAGGGCGACAAACTCCTCCAGGGACTGACCTTTATCAGGGTGGTAGTAGGCCAGCGCCTCGTCATGGATCAACGCGCAGATTTCATATCCTGCCCGTGAGGCGTTGATCGCGCCATGGGCCATGAAGTCGGCGCAGACGCCCTGGCAAAGGTTCTCAACGAGGACGCCCCCATGCGTGACGACGCGCCCCCATTTAACGGTCTTGGAAAGCTGCCCGTAGAAGGTGATAACATCAGATAATTTAACACTTTTGATGGTGCCTTTGCTTCCTTGATCTTTGCCTATCAGAAGGCGCGTGAAAGCTATTTGTTCTGGAGAAGGATTTAACAGTTTCCCCCAGGTCGTTACCTTTTCTTTTGTGCCGTCCGGCAAAGTTATAATTCTCTCCACTTCCCACGTCAGCATCTTCTCAATTTTCGGCTCGGGATAGGCGATGCGGCGACCGCTGGGAAGCACCATGAACATGTAGTTCATGCCTGCCGTTTTGGCCGTGAAGAAGTGGCAGCGGACGCCGAACGAAATCTTCTTCATCGGGTTGCGGACGGCGTGCATCGCAGCCTGCTCCGTCTCGTTCCAAAGCCTGACTATCTGAGGCGACGCTTCACGCCATGCCGCCACGATGCCGGGAAGCTCATCCTTGGTGAGTCCCTGCTTGAGAGCACCCATCTTTTCCATCGCCCCAGGTCCGCCTCTATATCCAAGGGCCAATTCGGCAACCTTCCCTTTCTGCCTCAACGGGTGAGCTTTGCCGTTCTGCTTTTTGTAACGGTCAAATTCTTCAAGAGGCACGTTAAACATCTGACCAGCGGACGCTTCGTAAATACGACCATGCGTGTTGAACACGTCAAGACGCCACTTCTCGTTAGCCTGCCAAGCCAGGGCGCGAGCCTCAATCGCCGCGTAGTCAGCGTCCAGCATCGGTCCTCCGTCAACGTCGTGAATGAAGTGACGGATGCAGGAGGACACGACTTCAAGGCTTGAACCATACATCGTTTCCAGCCACGCGGGGTCAACGCCTCCCTGGATGGCGGCGTAGGCGTCCTCCGTCTCGTCAATCGTCGGGCGCTTGAAATTCTGCGGCTGCACCAGGGACGCGCTCCACCTTCCTGTCCCCGCCCCGTGGAAAGTGAGCGTCCCCCTCACACGGTTGTCGTGCGGACCTGCGCAGGCCAGCATGGCGGGAATCTTCTTGAGCGAGGCAAAACTGATCCTTTTCTTGAGCAGCAGCGCCTTGCCGACTTCGCTGGACGGGTCGAAGTCCTCATCCTCAATGACCTCCTCCAGCGTGCC